TTCCGGCAGCTAAACTACCAGAACTGTTATTTACAGCTGCACTGAGATTTTCTGGATACAAATGGTAGTTCAGTTCAACAATTTCCTGGGAATCATACATTGAAACAAAACCACCTCCAATGTGCAGGTTTCCACCTAATTCTGCAGATTCAAATCTTTCAACTGAAGTAAAATCCAGCGTAATATCTGAAACACCAGTGAGTGAATAAATATCATTGTTTTTGCTTATCAACTTTGTCCTGACTAATCCACCAAATTGATATATACCAGTGGCACTTGCTGAAACTGAAGAAAGAAATGGTTTAGTTGGAAGTGCGCCAGAGGTTCCAGGTAGGATCTTGGCACTTATAAGACCGTCCGTATCGCACAGAAAATAGGTGGGTTGCAGTGCAGAATCATGGACACAAACAAAATATTTTACAGACTCATATTCCCAGATCTTTGATGCAAGGCCAACGCTGCGTTTAATAATTGCAGCACTTCCCATAGAATCATCAGTTATGTTATACAGTGCGCCTTTGGATTGGTGGTCATAAGTATTTGTGGCATTCAGGGTATAAATTATCTGCAGATCACCCGCCTGGGTGACAATCATTGAACAGTTGTCAATTTTGGTTGCAGATGCTTCAACCGTGTGCGTTGCTTCAACCGTAAGGGTAGAAAGTAATCGTTTTATTTTTAAACCTGCTGATGCACTGGTGGATGCATAACCAATATATATTCGATCCTGTTCAGTAGGAGCAGTGTTTATTTGATCTCCACAAATTGCAATTGTGTCTGATGCATTTGTTGACAAAATTGACACCATTGAAGGATAACCAGTACCAGGCGTTCCCACAACACCATCAATGGTGATGAAACCCACATCAATCCTTGTTGAACCTGACTGGTTGTAACAGAAAACAGCATTTCCTGCAGTTGCATTATCTGAAAATACTTGAACGTCATAAACTGGATTTGAGGCATTAACTAATGATGAAATTGTGTTTGTAGCTAAAAAAGCAAGAGGATTATTAGTGTCCAATCTGACACATTTTAGAAGATACGGTGATGAGCTTGTGTCCAGATAGCACAAAGTAGGAGTTGGACCCAATGCAAAACACCTGGGATTAATTGCAGTTGCATCAATAAGGGTGGCAGCCTGGAATATTGCACCAGAAACTGAGTCTCTTACAGAAACGTAAACTCCTTCAAGCGCACCCGCCACGTTATATTGTTCCCAGGCAAATAACTGCAACCCACTTGCAAGACAGCTGTCCTGGTTCTTTGCTTCAGAAGTGTTCCGAATTACATCATCACTGTCTATTTTGACACTCTGGAATCCTCCTTTATCGGTCCACCTGGAAACTGAAGTGGAATAACTGTAGAGTTTTGAACTGGAAAACTCCAGTAGCTCATCCTGGAATGAAGTTAATCCATCACCAGTTGAGAGCAAATCTGTTGTACCGGAAATGTTTTGGGAAAGTGCAGAATAACCCAGGCGTTTTGAAATCTGTGAACCAACAGTGTAACGTCCATTCTGCAAATCAGTTAATTTAGGCGTGAGTTTGGGATCATTTTTCGTGTCCAAACCATCAATTATACTAACTGGAACCAGTGTTTTTTGTAGGGGCATTTTTACTTTCCTTCATGTCAACCAGGCATTGCCTGTATCCAATTAGGTCATCCAGTGCAAAGTATTGTTTTGCCTTCATGGATTCATATCATGGTTTCGGATATTTAGCCTTCACTTCGGCTCGTTTAGTCTCGATTGCACTTTTGTCATCGGTGTCATAGAGTGCTACTACTAGGTCTGCAATTGAAGGATACTCTGCCTGTCTGTTTGATAATACTTCTGCTAAAGCTACCTCTGCTGTAACATTAATTTTATCTAAATCATCCAACTCTGGCTGTTCCTCTTCAACATTCCATTCTTTAATATATGCTCCTCCCCCATCATCTTGAAGAATGACATCTTGAGTGAAGTCAATCTCCCTACCTAAATATTTTTCTATTTTATTGCTGAAATTTTCCATTTATACTCCTGCTAATTTAAAGCCACCGAAAAAACTGCCTGCTACATACACAGTCCTTGCCAGACTACCATGATTTTGATATACATATGCTGACACTTCTTGAGTAGCAGAGAGTGAAAGTAAAGTCGTTGTTGTGAAATAAAGGTCGCTCCCTGAAGTATCAGCAGATGTTAAATACCTAAATTGACCTGTTCGGTAAGTTGTTTCTACAGCTCCATCAATGAAAAAGGTTAATTGAACTAATTTCTTATTGCCAGGGTCTAAAATAGAGACTCCCATATTAAAAAAATATTTACCTCCTTCTCCCGAAGGGACTACAAATTTATAATTACTTGTGTCATAGGCTGAATCAGTATCCCATCCACCACCACCAGAATCTACATTAAAAGGGAGTATTACATAATCGTCAGTGGCAACTGAAGCATTTGTACTAAGAGTAGCTCTAAAACTAGGAGTATTATCCCCACTAGCAGGCGTTCCAACAGTTGTCCCAATTATACCAGACCTTGCGGCTGTACTATTTACAATTCCTGTCATTTGTTTCTCCTATGTCCAGTCTTGGTCAATGTAACTAATTGTAACATCAATATTTGCGGAACTTGCTGTTATCATACAAAGATGATCCGTACCAGAAAGAACTAATTTATCATTCCAAACAAATGTTTCATTAGCACCAAGTGCTTGATCTGATAGAATCTCATAATCAGTTCCACCACCATCATCATCTATGTATAAATCAAAGGTTTCTGCTGCTGCTGCGGTTTCACAAACAGTAATATTTAAAATCGTATATATATGATTTGCTACACCGTTTATGAGTACATTCTCACTATTTGTTACTCCTGCAACATGAGCTATTTTTAAAACTTCGCTACCAGAACCACTTGGAATTGCCACTTTTCTACCTCCTAATAACCAAAAATTAATGATGAATGGAAACTAGACTGAACACAGTTTCCTTTACTGTAAACTTTTCCTGTTGTTGATGTTTCAAAGTTTCCACCAGTTCCAATACTAACCAAACCAGTATCACCTTCGACTAAAAATTTGCCTGAATCTACACTAAAATCATCTCCTGCATCTGTTCCAAGTGCAATGGTGCATCCATCAACTGGAACTAATGCTAATGTTCCAGTATCCGCAATCTGACCATCTGTAACTACAAGACCACCAATGGTAAAATCGGTGGTTGCATCACAAGTGGTAAACTTACCGGTTGTGTGAGAAGCAGCACCCAATGTAGTACCGTCAATTGCACCTGCATCAATATCAACCTTGCTCAGATTAACTTCTCCGGTGCCATTTGGTGTGATGTCGATATTGCCATCGGCTGCATCGGTGATGGTAATGGACCCTGAATTTGTGCCTGCATTAGTATCCAGGACCAGATCATGTGCGCCAGAAGAAGTAATCTTTCCAGAAGCAGATCCACTTCCAATTACAATCTCTCCAGTTCCATTTGGAATAAAAGAAATGCTTCCATCCGCTGCATCTGTAATTACGATTGTCCCTGAGTTCGTTCCACTATTTGTGCTTAAAATTAAATCGTATGCACCATTAGAAGTTAATTTGCCTGTTGCACCGGCATTTCCAACCATGACAAAACCAGTTCCATTTGGCTTCAGGGCAATGTTGTTGTTGGAGTTACTGGTGGCAATATTTATTGCACCGGCAAAATTGGTTGCAGTTGACA